ATGAATGTTGCAGCTGTATTCCACAAAGTGCCAGAAACATATCTTGGTCGTCCAGTTATCAATGGTGACGAGACGGATCTTCGTTTCTTAGATCCAAAGGGTGTTATCGTTGGCTTAAAGGCTAAGGGTAAAGCAAAGAAAGACACAACTGGCTTCGTGGTGTAACTATGACATTAAACGATCTCGCTTCTAAAGAAGTAATCTTTCGCACGAATAAAACAGTCGTTGCAACTAAAGCACTAATCTCTATGGTTGAACATAAACCAATCAGAGATTTTCTAAAGAAAAGTGTTGGGTTGCCAGTAGATAAGATTGCAGAATTTGTTGGTGCGTATTTACTTGGACACCAATTGGTTGATGCTAATGGATATGATACGCAGAAGGGAAACAAAAAGGTAGAGATCAAATGGTCATTTTTGAATCGATCTCTAAATGGTGGTGGAAACCCAAACTATCAAGCCAATATTGCTAATCTTTTAACCAAGTCTTGCGACCTTATGGTTTTTGTTTGCGATGATCATTTACCACCATCTCATAAAGACCACATCCGTATATTTTTATTTCCTGCAAAAGTATGGAAACAATATTGGAAAGGTGATAAAGGAACTATGGCTTTTGGATCAAACCAAAAGAAATGGTATAAAGAATATCGTATAGAATTGTCTTGACATTTATTCAATATTAAGGTATAATAGATCTTATGCAAATGCTACATACATCACTTGGAAAGTCTAAGAAGAAGAAACCGACTGCAAAGCAACGAGAGTTGCAGTCGTCATGGGAAGCCATGTTAAAGAAGTATGCCACAAAGACGATTGTTCCTAAAAAGCAATCACTCAGTGAATCATACTCGCTTGGGAAACCTGCTTGTCGTGAGACACCTAAGATTCCAAGTCTTCCATTTACTGGTGCACCTTGTTACAAAAAACCAAACCCTGTTTATACTGGTACTGCAATAAAGGGTATTGGCACGATGCACAAATCAAATGCAGTGCCTGTTTTTAGTGACGATGAAGCAAAAGACATTGCTTCTATGAGGAGATAATATGGATTACGATGACCCACCAAAAAAGTATAGTAGCATAACATATACTGTAAACTATGATAAACTGTTCTTTGAACCATACATTCAATGGACTCCAGAAAATCTTTCTTATTCAGATAAGATTAAAGAACTTAAAGTTATGCAAGAGCAGATTGAAGATTTAATTGAACTGGCAGTAGAAAAGTCTGAATGTAAAGATGCAAAAGAAGTTATTGAATATATTAGGGGATTGAAATGAGTGAATTTTGTGTTAAGTGTTCTGAGAAAGATGCAGAGATTGAACTTCTTCGTAAACGACATTATGATGAAATGCAATGCATGAAAGCAAAGATTGAAAAACTTCAAACTGAAAATGATGCATTAGTCATGGATGTTGCATTCTATGGTGGTAATTTAATTAACTTGTCTTGCAATAACAAATAAGGTATAATATGACTATGACTGAAAAATTGCATGACTTGACTGTGCAAAAAATGAAATTAGATAAATTCTTCTCTATGTTCCTTGAGAAATTTGAACGACAGATGGATCCTGACAGAACAGATACACCTGTTTGGAAATTATATAAAACTAAACTCAAAGAATATGAAAAAGTAGACCATGAAATTAAAGCAACTAGATATTGGATCAATAAGGAACGAAATGTTTAAGACTGCAAACGAATTTTCTCTACACATAGAGCAAATGGTTCGTGATACTAAACTGAGTTATATGGATGCTGTTCTTGAGTATTGTAAAGAGAATTATCTTGAACCAGAAGATGTGGCAAAGTTAATTAACAAGTCACTCAAAGATAAGATTGAAATGAATTTTCGTGAATTGAACTACTTACCAAAGCAAGCACAACTGGATGTGTAATGGATGGATTTAAGGCATATCGTTATTACCTAGCTATTAAACTCCACTTTACTACAGACAGATTTAATGTTTTTGAGAACAGAGGTAATGTTCGTGGTACTCGTGAAGCATTTAATGCTCGCAATGACAGATACATATTCGAGAAGTTAGCACAAAAGCGACCAGATGATAAGGAAATCATCCAGTTCTTTGTGTCCAACTTTGCGTATGGTAACGACCAAGCGATTTATGCTGGTCAAGAAGCAGAAGATAATTATTTACAATGGCAAAAACGAAAACAGTCCATGACTAAGATTTTCGTTGATGATTTGGCTACATTAATAACACATATTGAATTAAACAAGTTGAAACCAACTGCAATATTTCAATTTACAGAAAACGAATATCCTGTAGCACTAAAATTATTTGTTGGAGGTAAAATTGCAATAGAAACTCTAAATATTATAGACGACATGACTGGAATGCTTGATGATTGGGTAACTCATCCATCTGTAAGATACATATGGGAAGATGAGATGCGAAGAATTAAAAAGTTGACTGGGTTCGTGAAATACGATAAAATTAAGATAGGTAAAATCTTCCAGCATTTTAAAGAAGAAATTGCAGAGTGAGTAACATGGGTAAGACATATAATAAACCAAAGCAAGATGACGAATTTTCCAGTGGGCGATCTGGGAAACACAGTAAACATGCCAATGGCAAGAAAACTGGTGGTATGAAAACGCTAAATAGTTATGTTGAAGAAGAATATGACGATCCGTTTGTCGATGAGGTAGACGGAATAACTGATGAAATCTTTATTCAACATATAAAACAAGACGATACAAATTAATACATTTAATACAAAGGAAATACGATGGACATTCAAGCACTACGCAAAATGCGCAACTCAGACTTTGGAGCAATTAGCTCTGCATTCGAAAAAGTCGCAAATCCCCAATCCGAACAAAAGTCTTTTGCAGACGATCGCTTCTGGCGACTCGAAGGTGACAAGGCTGGCAACGGAACAGCAACAATCCGATTCCTACCACGTGTAGAAGGCGATGAACTCCCATGGGTTCGTATCTTTTCTCATGGCTTCCAAGGTCCAACTGGAAAATGGTATATCGAAAACTCCCTAACAACTCTTGGTGAAAATGATCCAGTCGGTGAATTGAATACCCAACTTTGGAACTCTGGTTCTGAAGCAAACAAAGAGATCGCACGTAAACAAAAGCGTCGCCTAAGTTTCACTGCCAACATTCTTATCGTGTCTGATCCAAAGCACCCAGAGAATGAAGGTAAGGTATTCTTGTGGAAGTTTGGTAAGAAAATCTTTGATAAGATTATGGACAAGGCTCGTCCAACCTTTGAAGATGAGAAGCCAGTCAATGTCTTCGACTTCTGGGAAGGTGCAAACTTCAAACTACGTATGCGTAAGAAAGATGGCTACGCAAACTATGATGAGTCTGCATTTATGGAGCCAGCAGCAATTGGTTCTGATGATGAGATCGTTAAGATCGCTTCTGCTCAACACAAGTTGGCTGAGTTTACAGATCGTAAGAACTTCAAGTCTTATGACGAGTTGAAGAAGAAACTCAATGAGGTTTTATCTGGTGATTCTTTTGCTAGCAAGTCTGCTGCACAGATCGCTGAAGATGAAGATCGTCCAGTAGCACAAGCACCAAAAATTGCTTCTAAACCTGCGCCAGCACCTAAGGCACTGGAAGAAGACGATGATGATGTTATGTCTTATTTTGAGAAGATTGCTAAAGAAGATTAATCTTTAGAGTAGAAAAAAGAAAGGGATCGTAAAGATCCCTTTTTTGTTTTATGCAAACTGGCCAGATAATCTTCTGCCGTATGCAGCGTTACTTGATTCTTGATTTCGAATGTTTGGTTTAATAACATTGGTAGTTTTACTCATGTTATTAACTGGAGCATTAACAATATTAGTTCTATCTCCTCCTCCACCAGTTCGTGCAGCTGCAGCGTCAGCATTATTTTTAGAAGCATTTGTTACAGCATTGGCATCTTGTGGAGCGTATGTATCAATTCTTCTTGGATCATTTGCTGCGAATTGAGATGAACCTTGTCCACCTTTAGCATCACTGTTACCAGCAGCTATTGGTTTTGGACTTTCTCCTGCTGCCTTTTGTTCAGTCTCAGCACCTTTGAATGGATACCATGGACCAATCTTTAATGGATCATCTTTAAATGGAATCTTAATATCAATCCCAGGAATCTTAAAGTCCTTAAAGAATGCAATTAGTTTGGTTGCCACATCTTGGAAGAAATTGACAACTGGCTTAAAAGCATTTGATAGCGGAGTTATAATATATTGGTCAATGTTATCATAAATCTTTTGTGGGATACCACCCAAAGAATCATTTAACCATGTCCACGCTTTAGCCATTGGCTCGAATACTAATGCTTTTAAATCTAAACTATCAAATGCTTCTTGTAATGTTCTAATCGGATGGAAGATCTTATCCATTAGAGAAGCAAACAAATCAGAGAATGTGAATGAGTCTAAGAATTTGGATGCGTCATCAAATCCGATTGCACCTAAGATCCAAGAGATGCCATCTTTGATCAAGTCAAAGAACGACATAAACACACCATTGATTAGTCCAGTGATACCACCTTGGATAGCACCGAATATACCTTCTTTCTCATATCCTTCCATAGCACCTTTAACAGTATCCCACAATCCCATAATAATTGTCAGAGGATATGCTATTTTAGATACAATTTTAGATACAACACCGAATACGTTAGAGAATTTATTTAAATAATCTCCAATACCCCCAAAGAAGTCTTTAATCTTTTCGACAAATTTCATCACACTACCTTCTGAACTTAGTGCTTTGAATGCATCTTTAAATGGCTCTATAAACTTACCAACAGTATCACTAATAAATGTGCCAATACTCTTTAACTTCTTACCAATTTCAGACTCTTCAAAGAAAGAGAAATATTTTTTAAATTTGGCTACGGACTCATCAAAGAAGTCAGCGATTACACTACCAACTTTTGTGATTCGTTGTTTCATAGAAGAAACTACATCTTCAACGAATGTTACTACCTTTTTAAACTTATCTTGAATGTTCGCACCTATCTCATCTAATCCTAAAAACTTAGCGAATCGTTTTAAA